TACTGATACCGTCAGTTGCATTGGAAATCATCAACAATCTATCTGCGAATCTCCTTGAAAAACCCAAGAATTGGTTAATCTCACCAAACATTATTTTGAATGAGTCTTTCATCTGCATGGCGGCTTGCTCTGTGGTGACCTGCACTCTACCGAAGTCTTTCTCGGTTGCATCTGCCATATCTTCGAACATCTTAACGAGTGTCATACCGGACAACTGACCTGTCTCGGCAAACTTGATCATCTCACCGGATGTCTTACCGAACATCTTCATCATACTGAAACCAAGATAGTTTAACTGCTCAAATACTGAGCGAAGTTCTTGGCCTCTCAATTCAGAACCTAACCCTTGAATCAGCTGGACCAAGCCTGACTGCTTAGATTCGATGGAGCCAGCTGATAACGCGGTGGCTCTGTTGATCGTTTTGGTGATCTTTATCACACGCTCTTGTGCAAGACCATATTTTTCCAAACTCTTGGTGAGATCTACGTAGAGGCCTGTGGTGTTCGATAATTGAGCATGGGTCTCACGAGAGGCTAATTGTAGTTTTCTTTGGACTCGAATCAACTCGTAAGTGTCATCTATCACCAACCGTAATCTGTTCTGTATATTGATTAAATCATCAGATACTTTGTTAAAGGTACCAATACCTTTATAAGCCAAAAATGATCCTGCCAGAAGCAAAACACTGTTTCTGACACTTTTTATCACACCTTCAGTCTTGTCCGCAGATTTGGAGACACCATCAAATGCTGCTTTACCTTTTGTTCCGATGGCTTTAAAATGTGTCTCGGTCTTGGCGGCATTGGTGGATACCGCATTTCCTCTACTTTGGAGTTTTCCGAGAGCTCTTTCGACCTTCTTGATTTGTTGTTCAGTTCTCTCTGAATTCCTTGTTTTAAAATCTACTGCTACACCTGACATAGTTTCTCCTGCAAAATAAAACCCACCAAGTGCTAAGGTGGGTTGTTTGATCATAGTGATCTTACGATTGTTCCACTAAGATGTAAATCTTTTTGTGCCAACAATTCTTTTTCAATAAAATGAGCTGGGGCTTGCTGTGAGCTACCCGTATTTAAATACTCTATATGGTCAACGCGATTTATGATTGATCTACCTTCACGATGCCAACCATCTCTCGCTTCTCCTGTTCTCACAGGAGTTGCATCTTGCAAAACGACCACAAGAGCATCTAAGCGTTTATCGACTTTTGAATCGGCCGATTTTTTAAATTCCTTTCGGAGATTACCACTAAACTTTATTTTCATAATTCTATCTTATCACCTCCTGTGGCCGAAACCATTTGGTGGAAAAGAAAAGAACTTTTCAAATTTGAGGTACTTATCATACCGTCATCCATTTGTGGCTCCGGACGATTGTAAATGGCATTGAGTGACTGAAATAGATTGTATGGCTTTTCTTTCACACCTTGCGCCTGTATCAGCTTTGCTGCTCTATCATCCGCACGCCATTCGAAAGGACGTTGCTCAAAGTAGGAGTGCCATTTAAGTAACTCCTCATATGGCATTTCGTGAACCAATTTATAAACCGGTATTTTCAGATGAAAAGCTATTTCATAAAGAGCCAGCTCTTCATCGTTCAGAGTTACTTTCCCTCAGACTTGTTTACACCGGAGAATTTCATAATTTTGTCTGACAAAAGCGAAAGCTCTTCCATGGGGAATCCTTCGAATTCTGCGTCGGTCAATTCGTCGGCACCTTCAACTGCCGATCGCATGATGGTGATGAGTATCCCGAAACCTGATTTCTCTTTTTCGTCTTCAGACATACTCTCAATTTCTTTCGCTTGATCCTGAATCGCCATCACTTGTGCCACGGAGAGCTTATAGATAATGACATCAAAATCCATAAATCTCTCTTTCTTACTCATTCTCTTACCGACAAGACTCTTAAAATCTGACATTCTTAATACCTCTTAATATTGTTTAAATACTTCTGAATTTTTAACTTGAAAATCATCAAGTTCTTTACGCATCATATGTAATTGTGCCAACGTACGAAAAATTTCTTCGGATTTTGACTGGTCATCTGCAAATTCTGAGACTCTTCCGAATGTCTTCCGAATACTGATGTCAATACTTTTTCGCATATGCTTAGCCGTGGTTCTGAGTACAAAACCAATTGAGAATGGTTTATTGATCACAGCTTCAGTTGCTTCCATAACATGTGTCATAATATTTCCTTAATAAAAGCACCCCAGATTTAAGGGGTGCTTTATGTTTGATTAGATCGTGAAAGCACCGTAAAATGCTGACTGGATCGTAATTGTGATTGTCGCGGTATTTGCATCGGTCAACTGCGGAGTCACCTGAAGTGCTTCGAGTTTACCAATCCAGTAATACTGTGAGTTTTCTACGGTACCTATACCCAGCGCGGTGGATGCATACTGTGCATCATCCGCACCTGTAGGTTTTGCATTTAGCAAACAGAAACGAAAGACATGCTGTTTGCCATCGCCGACCATCGAGCCGAGGATATTTGTTGCCTCTTTTGCCCACTCAGACGCTACATAGTTGAGGGTGATCTCCATAGAAGGAGCGTCAGCCTGTCCCTGAATCTGCTGAGAGGTTGCCGAGCCATAAACAGGTACATTTACGACGTTCGGAGGAGTTCCCATCGCAGGGAATTCACGGACGTTCTTTATACGGACGAATGTACCGGCGGCTCTAGTACCACCTATGGTGCTAATTGAATTTGCGAACAACGCTTGAAATTCTGCGGCCGTGTCAAGAGACGAGAAAACCGGCTCTGTTACAGGTGCTGCAACAGAAAGGTCTGAATACATACCTGCGCCGATAGATGTAATGTGAGCCATTAAGATACTCCAAAGTAATTAAAATAAATTGTGTACGAGGATCTATAAAGTAGTGAGTTATCTTTGTCAATCCCGTCCGGCTTTACCGAACTGTTTTGGAATTGAGTGACACCATTACCTGATGTCGTGAGTGACTTACCTACTAAATATTTATCTAGTTTATCTGCTATAAAGGATGCCCGTGATGGACCTTTCCCCGCAGAGATAAAAATCTGAATAATCATAATACCGGCAACCGAGTCAAGATTTACACCACTACCGCTTGGTAGAATTTGCACTCTGATGTACTCGTCGCCGGCATTAGACTCGATAATGTTTGAGGGAAATGTTTTTATATTTTCATCTTGCCAAGATTGACTTCCAAATACTGAAAAAATATCACTGTCGAGGTCTGCATACTTTCCCATTATACTGACCTACTTACTTCTAATATTGTAATATAACCATTACTCCTTATCGTTTCACCGATACCCCATATGATTCCACCATCATCTACTTTATCATAAAAGTTCACATCGCCAAGATTTTCACTCATGACCATCAACTTTCTTTTTATGACATTCTTAATTTTCTTGGAAGAGGTCCATAAAATATCTGCGGGAACCTGGGGTGCGCTGCCGACATTGACCAGTTTTGTATTGAAATCAAATTCTGGATTTATCTTCTTGATGAAGATTACACGAGTCAAAAGACTTTTGGAAATCTCAAAGGCTTTTTTAAGATTCTCATCTATAAGCTTATCATAATCCATTAGTTAGATCTCCACCAAGCATTTGCGCCACCATTCACCAGCATAGGTTTGATCAGACGTTTGACGGTCCCAGAAATCTTCGGTGCCGGTTTAATGTTGAATAGCTTGATACTATCCACCACAAGACCTTCCACAGAACCGGAGGTATTCAACAAATCTTCATTATTTAAATAGTGGTACGCAAGTTCATAAGTGGCCAAGAGTAAGCGATTCGGTGACTCGAGAGACACTTCATAACCAACTCTTGGATCAAAATAATAGCCATATCTAGGAAAGGCAAGAGATTGTGTTTCACTCACGACATAACCGGCCCAAAGTTGTGTTTCAAGGGCCATCGTCGCTGTGACTAATGCTTGGCTCTTCCTTTCCGCAGAAGCTGTGGTCCATTTTGTGGAATCAATTCGATCCGCAAAGTAGAGTTCCGCTTCCTCGACCGTAACGTATGAGTTTACACCTTTCTCTATTGCCATGGTATTATGAATGAAATACGGGTAAAATACCTAAAGATAGAGCGGAATAGGACTTACGGAGCCATGTACCGGTGGTGCTGGCCATAGTCCCGGAAATCACATCGGTAAGGGCTTTCGGTGTACCGCCTTCAACGACATATTTATACTCTGCATCCGATGGAAAAGCTTCAATCGAACCACCCCAATTGTATCCGGTGGGAAGAAGGACATAACCCCAACGGAACCAAATGTCAGTGGTACCACCGCCCAAATAAGCTCCGGCGTCACGCTGAATCTCGGTTGGAGTGGCGATGCTCAGTGGCTTCATGGCGACCGCGCCGGGCAGTACGATGAAAGAAGTCTTGGTGCCTACGATGTCGACACCTGCGCCTGTGTTAATTTTGGTTCTTTCCGCAGACGTAAAACCCTGAGAGGCTCTGGTCTGGATAAGTCTGAATTTACCGGAGAAGATAGTGTTGAAGACGACATTACCTTCGGTCACTGTGGTTTGGTCCACAAGATTTGCTGAACGCAGCGAGCTGAACACTTCAGGGGAAGTGACCAGATATGCATAATCAGGCTCGTAATCTTTGTAAGCCATGCCGAAAGCACGTAAAAAGCCTTCAGCACGTGCGGCACCTTGTGCGGTGGCGGTTGCGTCGATGACTGCTTTATTTGCACCAAGATCCACGTAAAAACCATATTTCTTGTCGGTTGGATCATTCTCAAAAGTCTGTCCACCGAGACCGGTGTCACCGGAAGCTGCACATGCACCATACAAGGCTTCTGAAAGTGCAACACCTTTGAGAACAGCCAAAATGGCATTATGCTCATCTTGTGATTTTGTTTCGGCGAAATCCCTGCCTTGTTTCGCAAGACCGTCTTTGTTAGTGACCAATTCAGCAAGGTTAACTTTACTTGCACCATGAGTCCTTGCGGTCTTGATGTAAGTTAAGAAATCCTGATCGGTACCGGTCAAGGTACCTTTGGTCGGATCGGTCAAAGATGCGACGTTAATGTTGGGGTTAAGTGGTTTTTCCCAACGAACCT